TGCGCTCTGTGGAAATTGAGTTGTCGCAGGTAGAGCTAAAGCAAGCGACCTACGACGACATTCTGAAAGAGTTCCGCGATTTCATCAAAGAGGTCCGCCCAGCAATGGCCGCGATTGTGCGGATGGAAGCAACACAGAATCACATGCGTGACTCGCTGTCGTCGCTGGCGGCAACGGTTGGCACGCACGGCAACCGCATTTCAACGCTCGAAAATCAAATGTCCGTGATGCAGTACGTTCGCGCGGCTGTATTCGCTGCGGTGTTTGGGATCGTCGTGGCTGCGGGCGGGATGACCTGGAAAGCCGTGACGAATCACGTCATGGCGGCGGAACAAAGAGGATCGCAACGTGAACCGACGAAAGAGTGATGTGAAGCGCCCGGCTCAAGCGCCGGTCTGGACCTCGCTGCAGATTGCGACGACAGTCGCGTGCGCCTGGGTGATCTGGCTGGTGCTGAATTGGCTCAACCCGTGAGCACGGCAACAACACCGCTCGGCGCTCGCGCGCTGGGCTCAACAAACGAGGATATGGCAATGGATCAGGCAATCGTTCATCGTACCGCGTGTTATTTCGATCCGGCGATGCCGGGATGGGGGCTGGTCATCGGCTCAGTTGCTGTCGATGGCGGCCCGGCAATCAATGCCGGAATCCTGTATGCGCCGGTTGCAATTGGCGTATCCGAGTTCGCGACGTTCTCGGGTGACGGTCGGCTATACCTACAAGATGCCGACGGGCTGATTGATCGCACTCGCGTGGTCAACAATCAGATTCTGTGCGGGGCAATTCAGGTGCTCGAATCCATCGACGATGGCGCGAAGATTCGCGTCCGCATCGAGTTGTCGGCTGAGATTCTGCGCGGAAAATCGATCCAGTTCTCGCCGTCGCGTCCGTGGCCTCTGGTTCACGAAGCCGCGCTCGCGCGCATTCTCTGATTCACTCGCCACGGAGGGCGAAACGATGGCACTGCAATACTCAACCGCTGTGCGCAATGCTCAGCTTGATACGTTTGAGACGACTGTTGGGGCAACGGCAAAACTGCAGATTCGCACTGGCGCACAACCGGCGAACTGTGCGGCTGCTGCATCAGGCACGCTTCTGTGTGAAATGACTCTGCCTGCTGACTATCTGTCCGCCGCCTCAGGCGGGACAAAATCGCTGGCCGGTTCGTGGACCGGCACCGCGAGCGGAACAGGTACAGCGGCGCACTTCCGCATTGTTGATAACGCGGGCACCACTTGCCATCTGCAGGGCTCTGTCACGGCGACAGGTGGCGGCGGCGATCTGCAGGTTGACAATACGTCGATCAACAGCGGGCAGACATGCACAGTTACTGCGTTTTCCATGACTCGGGGCAACGCGTAACTCATGCTCGGCACTGCCGCCCTTGTCGATCAGGACGATTTCAGCTCAGCGCAGAAACGCTGGAATGAGCATCGACGCTGGAACGATGCGGTCCGCTGGACTCACGCGGTCGGCGGTACGCTGTCGCTGTCAGGCGCTGCGGCAATTACCGGCACGGCTGCATTGTTCGATGCGACCGACACGGCAACCGGCTCGATTGCGGTCAGGGTGTCGGCATCGGCATCACTCACGGACTCGACTGATACTGTCTCGGCGGCAGGATCGGTTCGGGTTTCAGGTGCTGCAGCGCTCACGGATGCAGCCGATACGGCGTCTGGCACCGCAACAGTCAGGGTTTCGGCTGCTGCGGCACTGACTGACTCGGCCGACACGCTCAGTTCTGCCGGGCGGGTTCAGGTCCGCGCATCGGCGGCACTGACAGACTCGGCTGATACATTGTCGGCAACAGGCCGCGTACAGGTTCGGGCCACGGCTGCGCTGACTGACTCGGCTGATACGGCAACAGCAACGCTGGTGATCGGATTCCCGGCGCGTAACTTCGCGGCGGCACTGGTCGATTCCACCGATACGCTGTCGGCAGTCGGATCGGTGCGCGTTCGCGGCACGGCATCACTCACAGATGCGGCAGATACGATTTCGGCAACTGGTCGCCTTCGCGTTTCTGTATCAGGCGCGCTGGTCGACTCTGCCGACACGCTGGCAGGTTCTGCGTCGGCCAGGATCAGCGCGACCGGCTCACTGCAGGATGCCGACGACACCGCGAGCGGCACGGCTGGCGTTCTGGTCAGCGCATCGGCTGCGCTGGCTGACGATCCAGACGCAATCGCGGCAATCGGCGCAGCGATCATCAGCGCAGCATGCGCGCTACTGGACGATCCTGACACGCTCGACGCCTCGTTTGTCGTGGCGACTACAGCGTATTTCTCCGGCTCGCTGGTTGACGATGATGATGAATTGGTTGCGCTGGCATACAGGCTCGCTCAGTGGATCGCAGTCGGTCCTGATCGCCGCGCTGTTTTGGTGATCGGCGACCCGCGCGCCATCGATGCAGGTGGCGGCGAGCGGTTGATTTCCATGCAGGGCGAGCCGCGCGAGGTTTCAGTTCCCGACTCAGAGAGGTTGATCGCCGCATGAGCACGTTCCCGACTGCGCTCGATACGTTCAAAAACGTTAGCTCAAACCCGTACATGGATGATGGCGCTGCGCTCGCGACTGAGGTCGTCACCGAACTGCAGGCCGCTATCGCTGCGCTGCAACAGGTAGTCGGCACAACCGATTACGCGCAGACGGGGAGCCTGATGGCGCGACTGATCGAGAATCTCGGCTCTCCATACAACATCCTGATGCGGAACAGTGACGGCGATGTGGAGGGCATTTCAACCGTCGCATTCAACCCCGTCACGTTTGCGCTTGAAGCGCTGATTCTCGCGGCATCCGCAGTAAGCGCACTGAGCGAAGTCGCGCCGCTCGCGCTGCAGGTCGGCGAATCAGGCACGTTCAGGGAGTTGATTCTATCCCCAGGGGCTGCTGCTCCTAAATACAACGATGGCGCGGCAGCGCGCCCGATGATCCACGGCGGAAACTTCGCCGGGCTGGCAATCGCAATGAAAACAGTGAGGTTCTGATATGGCAGCAAACACTGCACCGATTTTTGTACGGCAGGGCGCTATTGGGTGGGCGAACAGCGTCACGGGAGCGAACACCGCGAAAGATGCGGCAAGCGGGACGGTTTACACCGTCTACACGGCTGATGCTACAGAGGGCGGGTATCTCGACTCGATTACGGTGATGCCGCGCGGGACGAACGTCGCGACTGTGCTGCGGCTGTTCCTCAACAACGGCGGCGCGACGACCACTGCCGCAAATAACGCGCTGATCGGCAACTACACGATGCCAGCAACGACGAACAGCGAAACCGCTGCACTCGCGGTAATGGACATTGGTCTCGACATCGCGATGCCGCCCGGCTATCGCCTTCTATGCACCATCGGCACGGCGGTCGCTGCTGGGTTCGACGTGACTGCATACGGGGGCAAATACTAATGCCCGGTATGGGTTTCCCGCCAAGTGGGCGCGTGCTGTTTTTCGGGCAGGCAGGAGGCACGGCAGATCGGCAGCTATGGGTGCCGCCAAAGGGCACTGGCGGTTTTTTGGTGATTGCTCAGGGCGCTGGCGGCAGTGGTGGCGCTGGGTTCAACCGCGCAACAGGCGGACAGGGGGGCGGCGGCGGTGGTGGCGGTGGCGGTGGTAGAGCTTCGGCTGTTCTGCACGCGGCGATGTTCCCCTACGGGCTAGAAATGATCATCGGCAAAGGCGGTGGCGGTGGCGCGACTGGCGGATTCACTGCGGTCTATTTGCCTCGCTCTACAACGGCGATTGTTCAGGGCAGTGGTGGCGTGTTTGGCGCGACTGGAACAGCAAGCGCAGGGGGGACTACTGGCAGTGCAGGGTCAACTTCGATCAACTCGTATGCGGGGCCGGTTTACGGACTCAGCGGCCTCGCTGGGTCGGCAGGCGGCGTATCCAGCACAGGGACTGCAAACAACGGCGGCAACATGGGTGGGAACGGCGGCGCAGGCGGTGCCGGTATCTCAACCGCAAACGCTGTCGCTACTGGCGGCGCGGCAAATCTCGGGACCGCATGGGACGGAACTCAGCGCACTGTTGCGGGTGGCGCTGGATCGACGGTTGATGTGGGTTCTCCGGGCGAAAACGGGATCACGGTATTTTCCGGCGATCTTCGACTTGGGACAGGCGGCAGCGGCGGCGGTTCGTCGTCGTTCGGCGCGGGCGGATACGGCGGTGATGGTGCTCCGGGCTGCGGTGGCGGTGGCGGTGGTGCTGGAACGGGTTCCGGTGGTGTCGGCGGTCGCGGCGGCGACGGCTGGGTTTTGATCGTGGCGCTGTGAGGTGGGCAAATGATCTCAGTAGTGTGGAGCCCGCGCCTGTTGCTCGACATTGATCCTGTCGATATTGAGGTTTTCCGGGTGGATTTCTCCGAGTGGCTCGAAGGCGAGACGATCACGGCTGCGACTGTTGTCGGTTCGCGAATCGATGCCGTTCTCACGACCACGGCGGCGAGCTATGTCGATTTCACGGCCAGCGACGCAATGATCGGCGAATGCTCTGTCGAAGTTACTGCAACGTCCAGCGCAGGGCGCAGGGCGCAGCGAACCATCCGATTTAGAGGGATCGAACGATGATCGACGTGAAATTGATCGCAGGTCTGGCATCGATCCTGCTGCTGTCGCTGGCGGGAAACGTCGCGGCGGTCTACATGCTGGGCGAATCGGCGGCGAAGCAGGATGCAGCCGCTGAGATTGCAGAGGCCAGAGGGCGGGCAGATGCGATGGCGAGCATGGCGTCGTCCGCGTCACTGGTCGCCACGATGGCGCAGGCGGATCTTTCTACGTTGGTCAGCGATCTGCGCGGCGTGGCTGATCGGGCTCGCCAGCGCGTCACGGTTTACCGCGACCGGAAGGTTCCGCAGGCAACGTGCGCGCCTGGGCCTGAGCGCGTCGAGGCGGTCAATGGGATGCTCAACAATGGAGAGTAACGATATGGATTCGATCAAGCTGCCTGAGCCGCACCCGTTGGCGTTTGGTGTTGCTTTGGCGATGGCCGACGAAAAAGGAAACAGCCCGTCCCCGCAGTTCATCATCGGCATGGGCGCTCAGATTGGCATGGTGATCCTGTGAGGCTGGTGGCACTGATCGCTATCGCGCTGCTGGCCGGGTGCTGGAAGCGCGTTGAGTACCGCGACCCGCCGCCGCTGCAGGTTCAAATGCCTGCCGAATGCGCCGCGCAGTGCAATGTGTCTGGCATCGCCTGGACATCGGACCCGAGCGACCCGCGCGCTTGGGACGATCTGGCAGAGGATGTGATCGCTGCGCTGATTGAGCGCGTCGAATTGTGCGAAACCCGGCGCGTGTCATGCGTCGCGACGCTTCGCAGGGCCGAAGCCGCTGGCCGGATTTGCGGCATCAAGGCGGGATGCCCGCCGTAGGAGTTGGTCATGGCAAGGAAGCCGAAGACGGAAGCGAAGCCGCTCGGAAATGTGGCAAAGAAGGCCGGGCGACCGCCGAAATACAACCCGGACATGCTGCCTTTCGTGGCAGCAATGGCAAGGCTCGGTGCGACGTATGACGAAGTAGCGAAGGCGTTTGGCGTCACGAAGCAGGCCGTCCACCGTTGGATGGATGCTCACCCTGAGTTTGCCGCAGTATTCAAAGAGGGTGCCGACCATGCCGACAACATGGTGGAGCAGTCCCTGTTCAAACGCGCATGCGGGTTCTCGCATGAGGCGGTCAAGATTTTCAATGATCAAGGTCAGGCTCTTGTTGTTCCGTACACGGAGCAATACCCGCCAGACACGACGGCCTGCATTTTCTGGTTGAAGAACCGTCGACCGGCGAAGTGGCGCGACAAGCAAGTAGTGGAAATGGAAGGCGAAGGACTCGCCGCATTGTTGCAGAAGCGCAGGGAGCGCGCGAAGGGTGTTAAAGCAGGCTGACATTGAGGCGCTGGCCGACGATCTTGCGGGGTTTGAATACGACCCCGCAGGATTTGTGCTGTGGGCGTTTCCTTGGGGCGAGCCTGGTACGTCGCTGGAAAAGCACGAAGGCCCGGAAACGTGGCAGATGGATCATCTGCAGCGGATCGGCGACCAGCTTCGTGCCGGCGGCGACCTTGGCGCTGTGGTGCAGGAAGATACCAGCGCAGGCCACGGCGTAGGCAAGAGCGCCGTGGTGTCGTGGTTGATCCTGTGGGCCATCAGCACGCACCCAAACACGCGCGGCGTCGTCACGGCAAATACGGACACCCAGCTACGCACGAAAACATGGGCCGAGCTGGGCAAGTGGCATCAACTGTTCATCGCGAAAGACCTTTTTCGCCTGACTGCGACGGCGATCTATTCACACGATGCCGGGCTTGATCGCACATGGCGCATCGACATGATCCCGTGGTCGCTCGAAAATACCGAAGCGTTCGCAGGTCTGCACAACGAGGGCAAGCGAATACTGGTGGTTTTCGACGAAGCGTCCGCCATCGAAGACAAGATTTGGGAAGTCACCGAGGGCGCGCTGACAGACGCCAATACGCAAATCATCTGGTGCCGGTACGGCAACCCGACTCGCACAAGCGGGCAGTTTCATCGTCGATGCACGAAGCCCGGGCGAAACACATACACGCGCGTCGACTCGCGGAGCGTGCGGTTCACGAACAAGGTGCAGATTGCTGCATGGGAAACCGAATACGGCGAGGACTCCGATTTTTTCCGTGTCCGCGTCAAAGGCCAGTTTCCGCGCGCCGGTTCGAGTAACTTCATCGGCGCTGAACTGGCCGACATCGCCAGACGCCGGAAGCTGTCGCATGGCGAATACATCAACTATCCGCTGATCCTGTCTGTCGACCCGGCGCGGTTCGGCGACGATTTCACTGCGATCACGCTTCGCCAAGGCTACAAGGTGCATTGGCAACGCAAGATGCAGGGATACGATGGCGTCGACGTGGCAGGACGCGTCCGGGAAATCTGTGTGGACGAGTTCAAGGGACTGATCAAGTTCCTTGTCTATGACGCAGCAGGGAACGGCGCTGACCTAGATTCCGCGCTTCGCCGGATGACCGGCCTTCCACCGTTGATCGCGGTGACGTGGGGCGTACCGGCCAAGGACACGAAAAAGTATTTCAACCAGCGCGCCGAGTGCTGGGGCCAGATGCGCGAGTGGCTCAAGTACGGCGAAATCCCTGATTCTGACGAGCTTAGCGACGAGTTGACGAGCGTCGACTACGGATACGACGCGACGTTTCGGATTCAGCTTCAAAGCAAGAAGGACATCAAGCGCAATGGCGGCAAGTCGCCGGATCACGCGGATTCGCTCGCGCTCTCGTTTGTGCCTGACATGATGGATTTCAAATCAACGGTAGTGGTAGCGCGGCCTGTCGCGCGGCGTGGTTCTGCAGGGTGGACATGATGAACGGTATCGGGTTAGTGGCGGTGATGAACAACAAGCAGCTTGACGAGTTCAACGCCAAGCGAGCGCAGCCGCAGGTTCAGCAGGATAGCGAGCCGGTGATCGAAGGGCTTGCCGCCTACGTGCGCAAAGCGTGGGAGTCCGCAAAGCAGGCCAAGTCGCGCATCGAAACAGAAATGGTTGAGGCGCTGCGCCAGCGCGAGGGCGAATACTCGCCGGACAAGCTGCATGCAATCCGTGAGCATGGCGGCTCAGAAATCTACATGATGCTGACGAACGCGAAATGCCGGGCCGCAGAGGCGTGGATTCGCGACGTGATTTTTCAGCCGGGAGAGCGGCCTTTTTCCGCTGGCCCAACGCCGGTCCCGACTCCGCCGCCAGGAATTGCAGACGGAATCGCGCAGATGGTCATGCAGGAAGCCGAGCAGGCCATCATGCAGGGGCTGTACGTGTCGCCGAAGGAGGTCTACGAGCGCGGGCGGCAGGTTGCCGAGGAAGTCAGACGGCGCGTTGAGGAAGATGCCAAGCACGCAGCCGAACTGATGGAAGACGAAATCGACGATGCGTTTGTGCAGGGCGAGTTCTACGATGCGCTCGACGGCATGATTCCTGATCTGGTTGCGCTGAATGCCGGTTTCATCAAGGGGCCGGTGATCCGCCGCAAGGCGAAACTGGTGTGGGAGCAAAACGAGCTTGGCAGGACCATCGCGCGGGCATCCGACGAAATCACGTCGATCTACTACTCGCCAAGTCCGTTCGATGTCTACCCGAGTGCGGACAGTCGTGGACCGAATGATGGCTACATCCTAGAGCGCATCCCAACGCGCCGCGCCGCGTTGCACGGGATGATCGGCGTTCCTGGGTACAAGGAAGATGCGATTCGCAAGGCGCTGGAAGAATATCAGCACGGGTTCACGCTCGACACGCCGATAGAACAGACTCGCCGCGAGTTGGAAAAGTCGCACAACTGGCAACTGTCGCCCGACAAAACGCTGGATGTGTTGGAGTTTTGGGGCTCCGTGCCGGGCTCCCTGTTGATCCAGTGGGGTATGGACGATGCCCGCGTCACGGACCCGCAAGCCGAATATGAGGCGTGCGTCTGGCTGGTCGGTCGGCACTGTGTCCGCGCTGTGCTCAACGAGCACCCGTTGAAGCATCGCCCGTACAGCATGGCGAGCTATGACCGCATCAATGGCGCGTTCTGGGGTAGAGGTCTGCCGCACCTGATCCGCGACCTACAGGATATGTGCAACAGCGCAGCACGCTCGCTGAACAACAACATGGCGTTTTCGTCCGGTCCAATCGGCGAGGTCGAAATGGACCGACTAGCAGCCGGTGAAGACCCGACGAACATCTACCCGATGCGGATGCTGCAGACAAAGAGCAGCGCGACAACGCCAGCGCCTGCAGTGCGGTGGCACAACATCCCGAGCAATGCGCAGGAACTGATGGCGGTCTATCAGTTTTTCTCGCAGATCGCTGACATTTACAGCGGCGTGCAGTCATTCGAGCATGGCAACAACCCGCGAACCGGCGCAGCAGGAACGGCGTCAGGGCTCTCCATGTTGCTCAATGCGTCGTCGCGTTTGGTCAAGCGGGTGATTGCTGGGGTCGACAAGGCCATAACCGCCTGCGTTGAGCGTCAGCATGCGCTGATCATGCTGTATTCCGAGAAGGAGTACCTGAAACGCGACGTGGAAATTGAAGCCCGTGGCGCGTCGTCACTGTTGGTCAAGGAGCAACAGCAGGTTCGTTTGATCGAAATGCTGGGCATGACCAACAATCCAGTCGACATGCAGATTATGGGTCCAGAAGGCCGCACGGAAATGCTGCGCGAGGCAGTGAAGGCCCTGGCAATCGATACGGCAAAGGTAATCCCGTCTGACGACGTGATCCGCGCACGGGCGATGGCCGCAGTGACTCAGGCCGTACAGCAGCAACCGCAACAGCCGCGCCAGCTTGATGCCGCAGGAAACCCGGCAGGAGGTCAGGATTCCCGCACGTTTTAGTCACCAAGGACGCAGCGGCGTGCTGTGATTTACTGCCGCCATGTTCAATTCACAGAAATGTTTTTACGCGATGGCACGTCTTGCTGGCAATCCCTATTTTGAGGATTTGCTTTCTGGGATGGATGCGGAAAAACGCGAAATGCTCGACAGGCTGGCAAAGGTTGACCCGAGTCGTTCTGTCGATGTAGCAAAGCTGCAAGAGTCGGTCAGGCTGATAGTTGACTTTCTCGATGCGGCAAGTGCGGCAAAGGAGGCGGCAAGAGGGCCGTCATTCAAGCCAGCAGCGCAGTATTGATGGGCCGCGACGCGATCACCCTGATTACTGCGACAACCACCTGAACACCAGACCGTCAGTCCGGGCTCAGGCGTACAGAAGACCGCAGGATGCGGCTCGAAAACAAGGACGTGACAATGACATTGCCAGCACAAGTGAAAGCAGCGGATGACCGCGCAAACGAGGCCATTGCCAACATGCAGCCGAAGGCCGCAGAGCAAGAGCCGCAAGCGCCAGCACCAATCGCCCCGGTGGATACCTGGGAGACGAAATACAAGGTGCTGCAGGGCAAATACAACGCCGAAGTTCCTCGCATGGCCGCTCAGATTCGTGAGCTACAGGCGGAGAACGAAACGCTGAAAGCCAAGGTTTCCGAAGCTCAGGCCAAGATTGAACCCGAAACGTCTGCAGATGTCGAACTGTTCGATCCGGATTTGGTTGCATTGATCCGCCAAGAGTCCGCGAAGGCGGCTCGCGAACAGGTCGACCCGTTCCGCCCGGCATTTGAGGGGCAACGCGCAAAGGATGAAGCACAAGCGCGCATTGCCAGCGAGCAAGAGCAGCAAGACCGCTTTTTGTCCGCGCTTTCCTCTGTTCACCCGGACTGGCAACAGGTCGACGGCTCTGCAGAGTTCAAGCGGTTCCTGATTGGCACCGACACACGTACAGGCAAGGTCAGGCAACAACTGCTTGAAGACTCTCTGAAACGATTTGATCCAACGGACGCAATTCTGATTTTCACTGAGTTCAAGCGCGCGTTGTCGTCGTCGCCGAGCGGATTAGCCGCCCAGGTGACTCCCGCCGTGGCAGGCGCGGGCGCAAGTGTTACCGATGGTTCCGCAAAGGTATGGACGCGCAAGGAAGTCTCTGCGTTCTATTCCGACGTGACCAAGGGCAAATACACGCGCAGCCCGCAAGAAGCTGCGGCAATCGAGGCCGACATTGCGAAGGCGCAGAAAGAAGGGCGCATTCGCGGTTGAGGCAGTACGCCACAAATCTCAAGGACCGAGGTAAACAACCATGTCTATCAATGCTGCTGCGGGCTACCCGCAAGCCTCCGGGGTGCTGATCCCCGAAATCTGGTCTGGCAAGCTCCTGACCAAGTTCTACCAGTCGACCCCCTTCGCAGCCATCTGCAACACCGACTACGAGGGCGAAATCTCGAAGCAGGGCGACAAGGTGATCATCCGCACCACGCCGGATATTGAAATCAACGACTACGTGAAAGGCTCGCCGCTCAAGGTGCAGACGCCGGAAGCTGGCCGCATCGAGTTGGTCATCGATCAAGCCAAGTATTTCAACGTGGCAATCGACGACATCGACAAGTTTCAGTCCGACATCAATTTCATGGAAGACTGGACCCGCGATGCGGCTGAGCAGATGAAGATCGTGCAGGACCGTTCTGTTTTTGGGTCGGTCTACGCTGATGCTGATCCGTTTAACCGTGGCGCTACGGCTGGCAAAATCAGCCGCGACATCAACCTTGGCGCGACCGGCGCTCCGCTCATGTTGACCAAGTTGAACATCGTCGACTTCATTGTTGACCTTGGCACCGTCTTGGACGAGCAGGACATTCCCGAATCGGATCGCAAGATTGTGCTCCCGAATTGGGCCTGCGCGTTGATCAAGAAGTCCGAGTTGAAGGATGCCAGCATCACGGGTGACGGTACGTCCATGCTCCGCAATGGCCGCATCGGCATGATTGACCGCTTTGAACTGTTCGGCGCGAACAGCATCGTTCCGGTCGTGGATGGCGCGAACCGTTGCTTCAACGCCATCGCAAACCACAAGAGCGCGATCAGTTGGGCGTCGCAGATTGTCATGGCGGAAACGATCAAGGCCGAGTCGACTTTCGGCCACTTCGCTCGCGGCCTGCAAGTGTACGGCTTCAAGGTTCTCAAGCCCGAGTCGCTCGTCCACGCCTACATCGCCAAGGGCTGATGACGTTGGGGCCGGGGAACCGGCCCCGACTCTCACCGATCACCAGAAGGAATCTGAATCATGGCTACCCTGAATCTCACTGTCGGCGGCACGACCGGCCTTCCCTACAAGGATCGCGCGCAGTGCTTTGTCATCCGCAACACGGTCGACTACTCG